GGCTGCCCGGCGGCACGCGAGACCACAGCGTTCTACGGGACGACAGGAATTTATGCGCCGGCCAGGCGGCTGGGTTAGGGGGATGCGATGAGCGACAGGCGACGAGCGAACGAATCGGAAGTGACTGGTCTGATCATCCTCTGGAGGAGGCATCCAACAAGGTGTATGACGTGCGAGTGGTTTTTTCAAGACGACGAGGGGTTGATGGTAGTGCCTGGTGATCAGACTGCGATCCCAGACTCGTTTGGGTGGTGTAAACGATTTCCACCGAGCATACCAGAGCCGAAAAGTGATACAGACGTGCAGCCGAGGGTAGGGCAGGATGATTTCTGTGGAGAACACAAACTCAGTAGCACATGGGAGGCACGCCTGCAATGGATGGCATGAACCTTAACGAAATGTCGAACAATGACCTGCTGACCAGTTTTCAGGCTGTGTGTCTGGATCGGCAACATTATGACGAATTTGTGGCGAACGCATTGCGCGATGAACTCTCCAGACGACTGGAAATTGCCGAGGAAGTGAGCACAAACTATCGGCACCCGCTACTAAAGGACATCCGCAAAGACGCAGAGGACACCCTGCGATGAACACACCACAGAAGCACCGTAGCACGAAAGCCGTGATAAACTCCGACGGCCAGCGCGTAACTCCCGTAACAGGCCTTCCAGCTTCTCAGCGGGTCGAAGCACCGCCCTGCACGAGTTGTCGTAGCGAGAATACGTTCGTTTACACGACCCGCGGTGCCGTCCGCTACTGCAAATGCCGGCACTGTGGCCATTCATTCGTGCACGCGGTTTCTAAGCCGCCTGTCGTCGTGATTGACATACAAACTAGACAAGTCTAGTAACGTGTCAACCTGTCAATGACTTTTTGCGGGTGTCCATTATTCTCTTCCACAGAGGACACCCATGGCTGATTACTCTACCGCTGCCGGCAACGCTTCTGACGCGCTCAACGATGCCTCCGAGGGTCTGATCGAAGAGTACGAAATCAGAACCAACGGCTGGCGCGTCAAACGTGGGCGGATTCCCGATCAAGTTCAGGCCGCCGCATTGCTGGAAGGCCTGGCTGCACGACGTTCTGGCGGTATTTTCAGCGTGTCTAGGATGAGAAACCCGAGATGATCGGCGAGAGTCTCGACAGGTTGGTTGCGTGGTTTTCTCCGGCGAAGGGAGCCAAAAGATCGCACGCACGACGCGTCTATGAGAACGGCCGCACGATTCGACGCGGCTACGATTCGGCCAAGACTGATCGGCTAAATTCCAACTGGCGAACGGATAACCGTTCCGCCGATCTGGAGATGCAGTCAGATGCGTCAAAAATCAGGGCGAGGGCGAGAGACCTCGTGCGCAATAACGCCTACGCCAAGGGGATCGTGAATGCCCTGCTCCGGAACGTAGTTGGCTGTGGTATCGTGCCACAAGCACGCGTCATGGATTCGCAGGATGAAGCAATAGAGTCCATTAACGATGAACTCGACACGCTGTTTGATCGCTGGGCGCGTGTTGCAGACGCCGCAGGACGGTTGACGTATTGGGAAATGGAGCGGCTGGCGTACCGTGAAGTGATCGAAGCCGGTGAGTGTTTGATTCACTTCACCATGCTCGAAGACGACCGGGCGAGACCGCTGCAATTGGCGTTGGAACTGATCGACGCAGATCGCCTGGCGGAAGATTTCTTGACGACTCGCAGGACCAGTCTAGATACCGCGAACGAAATACGGCGAGGTGTCGAGGTCGATTCTCTGGGCCGCCCAGTCGCCTATTGGATTTACCCATCCCATCCTAACGATTTGAACACCGGGTGGATTGCTCCAGTTCGGCGGCCGGCTTCGGAATTCCTCCACCTCTACAAGTGCGACAGGATCGGCCAGACGCGTGGCGTTAGTCTCTTCGCACCGCTGGTCGGATGGCTGAAAAACCTGCACTACTACGTGGACAACGAACTGCAGGCGAGTGCGGTTTCGAGCTGCTTTACGGCCGCAATCACAACGATGTCCGGGCCAGCCGACGGTGGTCTGTTAGCCAGTGACGAATCGAGCGATACAGACACCGACGGCAATACCTTTGAGTCGCTCCAACCCGGCATGGTCGCACGGCTCATGCCCGGTGAAGACGTCAAGATGATTGACCCTTCACGGCCGAATTCACAGGCCGACGCGTGGATCAACCTAATGCTGCGTTCCCTGGCCGTCGGGGCGGGGCTGTCATACGAGCGCATGGCCAGGGATTACACGCAGACAAACTACTCATCGGCGCGATCAAGCGACTTAGAAGATCGCAAGGAATTTCGGGCTGACCAGGATTGGTTGGCTTATCACCTGGTCGGTCCGGTCTGGCAACGGTTTGTTGAATGTGCCGTGCTGGAGGGCCGCCTGTCGATCGATGCGCAATCTCTGATTTCGGATTACGACAGATTCACAAATCACATCTGCCAACCGCCCGGCTGGGAGTGGGTCGATCCAATGAAGGAGGCGGAGTCCAGCGCGTTGGCACTGGAGAATAATCTCACGACCCTGGCAGACGAACTAGGCCAGCGGGGGCGGGATCTGGTCGACACGTTGCGGCAACGCAAGCGAGAGAAAGACCTGATGGACGAGTTGGGGCTTACGCCGGAACTGATCTCGCCGGTCAAGCCAGGTGTTGCAAAGAAAACTACGAAGCAGGAGGCCACTAATGGCCAACAGAAAAGCAAAGTTACCTCCTGACAGAATGGTGCAGGATTTTGCTTATCGCGCCGGAAAGGTGCGGTTGGCGACACCAGATGGTATCCGTTTGGTCTTGGCCACAGAGTCACCTATCCGTGTCTGGGATTTTGGCGAACGGCAAGTTGTCAATGAAGTGTTGCGGATGGACGGAATGGAGTTCCCGCAGCAAATCCCGTTGTTGAATTCACATAATCGCGACGAAGCCCGCGACGTGATCGGCTCGATTCGCGACCTGCAAGTCAGCGGCGACAGACTGGAAGGAACAGCCCATTTCGCCAGTAATCCAGTCGCGCAGGAAGTGCGAAAACTATATGAGGAAGGTCATTTGACTGACTTCAGCATCGGCTTTCAGGCCGACTCGATCGAGAAGGTGAAGCGGGACGATTCCCGCAATATCGGCGGGCGCAAGTATGCGGGGCCGATGCGAATTGTCACGAAAGCCAGGGTTAAGGAGGGTTCCGCCGTCGCCATTGGTGCCGACGAAAACGCCAAAGCCCTGCAAGAATATCCGGCCCTGCGGGCCTATTTGTGTCCCGATCTTTGTTTGAAGGAGTCCAAAATGGACGAGTTACGGAATTTCGCTTTGACCCGCGGTATGCCGGCCGACACTCCCGACGCTGGCATCCTCGATTGGATGGCCGACAATTTGCGGAGTGCCGCAGAAGATCCAGTTACCCCTCCGATCATTCCTCCCGTGGTTGTGCAGCCCGAGGTAGATCCAGTGACTGCCGAGCGGGCCCGTGGTGCCGAGATCACTCGTATGTGCGGCGACCGCGGCATCAGCCAACAGCAAGCAGCGAGCTACATTCGCAGCACGCTGTCTGTGGGCGAGGTGGCGATTGATATTTTGCGCAAGCAGAACGGAAGAAGCGTCAGTCCACAGACTGGTGCGGTCGGTCAACAGGGTCGAATTGAACCCTGCGGGCCTTCCGAGACCGAGAAGTTTATGGACGGGGCGCGGGGTGCGCTGATTTCCCGCTGCCTGATGGGCGTGAATATCAACAACGCCGAGCAACACGCTAATGGTAAGTATGACCTTGGCGGGACTCTGCACCAGACAAACACGACGGACCATGTTGCCATCGAAGGCGTCAAGGAGGTGCGGCGGCTGGTGGAATCCCCTATTTCCAGGGACTTCCGCAATGTCGGACTGTGCGAGATGGCTCGCATGTTCGTGGAGCAGAGCGGAAAAACCGTGCGCGGCATGAGCAAGCAGCAAATTGTGCAGGCTGCCTTCCGCTTGGATCGAGAGTTGATTCAGCGTGATGACGCGGCCTATCACACGACCGGCAGTTTCACAAATGTGCTGCTCGACGCCGCCAATAAAACTCTGTTGATGGCCTACGAGGAAGCCAATGTAACTTATCCGTTGTGGGTAAGGCAAGCGCCGTCGACGGCGGATTACAAAACCATTAACCGGATCCGCCTCGGGGAGGTTCCGAGTCCTGATATCGTGCCCGAAAATGCCCACTACGGCGAAGTGGCGGTGACGGACAGCAAGGAGTCGTATACTCCAGACAAGTACGGCAATCTGTTCTCGATCAGCTTAGAGGCGATCGTTAACGACGACTTGAACGCGATCAGTCGCATTCCTGCCCAACAGGGATATTCGATGCGTCGGAAGATCAATCAGGTCTGCTATGCAGTTCTCACCGCCAACGCTGCTATGAGTGATTCGATTGCGTTGTTCCACGCTTCGTCTCACGGGGCGAATCTCGACGCCGTGGCTCTGTCCGCAACGAGTCTCAACACTGGCTTCACCGTGATGATGACTCAGACCGGACTTAACTCGGGAGTCATTCTAAATGTGACTCCGCGATACCTGATTGTTCCGCCGAGTCTGGCTGCAACCGCTTATCGACTGACTATGTCGATGGGTGACCCGACGTCTGCAGCGGCAACCACGGAAGACGCGGCCCGGCCGGGCTACAACTCGGGCGTGATCAACCTTTACGGCCCGCAAGGACCGCGGAGCTTGATGCCGATCGTCGATGCGCAGCTCGAAGCCAACAGCGCAACGGCATGGTGGTTGGCGGCCGAAAGCAACCAGATCGACACCGTGGAAATCACGTTCTTACAAGGCGAAGAGACGCCGTACGTGGAGCGTAAGGACGAGTTTTGCGTTGATGCGGTGCGATACAAGATCCGCCAGACCTTCGGGGCTAAGGCGATCGACTACCGCGGCTTGTATCAGGGCAATGCGTAAGCAACGAGGTCAGTGAATTTCCCAGTACCTCTTTTTTGATTGGAATATGACATGACATGGTCTGGAGTTACGAGACGTATTGATCAGTTTGACGGCGGCGGAATTATCACCACCACCGCCGACGCGTTAGGTTGGGCGGCTGTGCTGACTGGCACGACGCCGACAGCTACTCGCTTTGGTGACGGCGCCAAACTGACGCTCACAAACACCAGCGAGGCACAGCTGGCGGTGCTCTACCACAAGGACATCCTGAGCTATGACCTGGCCAGCATCATCAAGTGCCATTGGGTGGTGAAATTGGACGCCGTGGACGCCGTGACGAATCTGGCGATCGGATTGGCGTCTGCCCATAACGCGACACTCGACAGTGTGGCGACGAATGCTTGGTTCCGCCTGATTGGGGCCACCTCTACCACGGCCATCGTGGTGGAAACTGATGACGGAGTGACGGATATCGACGACGTGGCCACAGGTGTGACATTGGCTGGGTCTTACAAAAAGTTCGAGATCGACTTCAGCCAAGGATTGGCGGACGTGCGGTTCTTGATTGCCGGTGCACGAGTCGCTAGAGGCACGACCTTCGATATGTCGGGGCTGACTTCCGGCCTGAACGTCCAGCCCTATTTCAGTCACGCCAAAGCCAGCGGCACGGGCGTACCGATCAGCAGTATTGCACAATTCGAGATCTCCTATCGCTGGTCCTATTGAGTAGTCTTTCGGTTGACGGGTGCTCCAGTTTCGCTCGGGGCCGGCCGGATCCATCGCCGGTCGGCCCTGTTTTATATGGTGGCCAAATGACGCTCAAAGACCTCATCACCGCAGACGTCGCAATCCTTCTGAACGAGGATGACTTCGCCAGTAGTGTGACCTATCGCGCTGCGAGTGGCGTGGAAACGACGCTCACGGCCGTTGTCTTCGAGTCGGAATCGATGAGTGATGCGAACAACGGAATCAACACGATCACTCGCACTCAGGCAGTCCAGTTTCCATCCACATACACTCAGATCGATTCATCTGGACTGTTCGTTATCGATGGCGTGGAATGGGCCGTTACGCCAGAGATCACTACAGACGGCGTACTGACGACCGCGATGCTAAAGCGATTTGAGCTTCACGAACAGGCCAGGACAAACTACCGACGCCAATGACAGTTACCACGCCAGCACTTGGGTGCATTTCACTAGCAGAGGAAAGACTACGCAATATGCTGGCGGCTTGTGCAGCTTTTCAGACGTGGATCGGTGCAGGGGTGGATCCACTAACGCGAATCCACCTCGTGGAACTGACGGTCCCGACCAACGACGACGAGGAGCAGGACCAGAACTTTTCCCTGGCCGAGATTCAGTCCCGGCGCCCATTCGCATTGATCTGGACCCCGTCAGAACAACCGTTCTCGATCAGCATCATCGCTTCGCCAAACACGCCGAGTCAGTCAGGGGTCTTGAGGATCCGACTGGAGGAGAACGTCGATCCGTCTCTAGAGAAAAACTACCCCGAAGCATACCGACGATTTCTCAACACCATCGGCCAGATCATCCACAGTGAGGACCAGACACACCCGGGGCTCGTGGAGTTACTTGGTGTCTGCGGACCCAACTATCTGAACTTCAACGCGATCGACATTCTCGACCACATGCGAACAAGCACCGACGATGCGCCGACGATGGGCGACGCCCACAAATGCGAATTAGTGATTCGCTGGGGAGGCGGCGTTTAATGGATCTGCGAATCGTCCTTATAGAACGCGGACCCGCCCCGCGGGGACTCAAGAAGGCGTACAACAACGCCAGCAAAAAGGCCTGGTTGGCAGCTGGAACCATGTGGCACACGACTTTTCGAGACCTGCGATTCTCAAAGGCACACGCGCTCAAGGCTGGCTATGCACTCCGCCAGGGCGAGCAATCAGGACTCATCCAGTCTGCATTCTTCAAGAGCTACACTGGGCAGAAATTAAAGAAATGGCATCACAAAAACCCACTGCAGTGGAGCGGTGAGACTCGCTCACGAGTGAAGACCGCGTCGATCACAGTCACAGCCACGCATTACCTGGAAGCGACCTCCTGGACGTCGGTGGACATGAAGGGCGGCGGCTGCAGGATTGCCTACCCCGGTGCCAGTAAATTCAACTACCGCCGATCAGGTTCCGCTATCAACATGGCTGACGAATTTCGCCGGATCACAGAGGATGAAAAGCCAGCCATCGGGCGTACCTATGAAGCGGTTCTAGATACCGCACTAAACCAGTATTCCGGACCAACCTTCACGAAGGTGACCTGACATGCCGTACAAAATCTATTGCGTTGAAATTGACATCGATTCTTATGGTGCAAGCTCTGCCAAGCAGATCCCCGACTGCATTTCCGAAAGCCTGTCGAATAACCCACAAGTTGACTCGATCATCACAACGGGTGAAACCTCGCCAACGCACGTGTCGCTGATCAGCCAGAAGGTGGTTGGCACCTTTGATAGCTACGCGATCGCCTCGGCCATCAACGCAATTGGGATCACGCCGCTTGCTATCACGACCGTGACCGAGCCAGGCGTCACATACTACTTGCAAGATTTCACCGACGCTGGCGCGCCCGTGGCGGGGAATACACACCGATCGCTATTGATCAGTGCGGGCGCGGTGGTTCCGAAATCGATTACAGTCGACCACCAAGGACACGCGAAAATGACCGTAGAGGTTGTTGTCGCACTGGACGGCGCCAATGCAGCCATCATTATCTCGGACACTGCGACATTGCCGGCACTGACTGTCGGCGGCGACCGGTGGACACTCGGAAAAATGACAGTGGGTGGCGTAGCGCTGGTTGACTACACCTCCCTGACGATCGACTTTGGCAACGTGGTGACGACGCGTGGCACGCAGTCAAATATCTGGGATACCTACGTCGAAGTCTGCACGCACTCGCCAACGATTACGATCACTGGGATTAATCCGGCATGGTTTCTCGCCAGCGGTGCCATTCCGATTGCCGGCCTCGCCTGCACGCACGCGAATACAATCCTCTATTTGCGACATCGCGATGCGACCGCGACAGGATTTGTAGCTGACGGAACCGCGACGCACATCAGTTTCTCTGCCAAGGGGATCGCGACGATTCAGCAACCCATGCAGGGTCAGGCCGGGAAGTTCACAGAGACATCGCTGATCATCACGTGTATTAAAGACTCCAGCAACGATCCCATCGAGTACGACACAACGGCGGCTATTGTATGAGTACGTTTTTTTATTGGCTGACTGCTGACGGCCCGTCGACAAATACCGCCAGGCTGCTCGAACGGCTACGGGCCGCTGGCCTGGGTTACGCTGTCGAGGAGCGTATTACGAGTCGGTCGAGTGACCGCGGGCCGGACGCGATGAAGGGGCACGTCGTTTGCCACGGCGGCAACCAGGATGGGAAACTCGGCTGGTGGCCTGATTCACAGACGTGGAAGAAGGTTCCTGGTTGTGGTGTATGGTGCGGCATGTCCACGGCGGATCGGCCGACTCCAGACGCCTTGGCGCGGTCCGAGCAAGTGACCGGCGTGGAGCTGACACTGGACGACGGCAACCGCTGGCTCGCGCCCAAGGCGCGGCGGTGGATCGAGATTGACGACCGATTGTTGTGGGATCACAATCTGCCTCGCCGGATGACGCTCTCAGATGATGGACTCTGGACACCTGGCGCCGTGAAGCCACGATATGAACGACTCTGGACATT